GTGTCAGATGATTTTGCATCTGTGGTTTGCTCTCCGAGCAGGTTTTCAGTCATGCTCCGTATACCCTGTCGAAAGCCGTGGCATCCCCTTGGTGGAGATGAGGGGAATTGAACCCCTGTCCAGAATGTCGATCACATCACCTACATGGCTTTTTAAGAGTCATCCATCAGGACTCGGAGTCAAGAATACATTACCAGCAATCGTTGATCCTATACCACCACTCAACACATAGTGTTCTACAAATGATGGGAATATTATTATATCACCATTATGCAGTTCTGGTCTATAATCCATGTTGAAATACTCATCATACATGGCCATCTGTGACTCTACTCTAAACCTGTATGGGTTTAAGAATACAGTTCTTGATACATCAACGTCCTCATATATTATGAAACTCCACTGTGAGTAACAATGAATATGTGGATCTTGAAAATCTTGTGGTGTCTCGTATTTATTTCTCCATAATTCTTCTATCTTGGCATCACCATACTTGACTCCAAGAGTATCTATGTTTCTACTTATAATCTCTGATAAGTGATTGATAGTTTCGTAACTTATTTGCTTATTTGTCCTCAGACTGGTTTTGAGTCCTGACCTAAATGTAGGAGCAAGACTCTCATCAATAATTTTAATTTTTTCCAGATCCACTTTATCAGTGAAAAATGGTACAGAAAATAGATTCATACTATCCAAGATATCCAAGAATACCTAACTCCCTTTGTCACTGGCGTTACCTCATGTGGGAATAGGTATATTGATGGAAATGCTAATACACTTCCCTTTTTAATTTTGACTTTATGATTTCCCCAGAATACAAACTCTCCTCCCTCATAATCATCATTCAGCGTTCCTACAACACTTGTTACAGGTATACCTCTAAATTGCCCTTCAAAAAAATCACGAATATGATCGTGATGTGGACTTAAATAATCTCCTACATTGTACTTATTAAATTTAATACCAGAGCAATTCTCCCAAAAAGAATCACCTGTGGTAATACTACTATCATGATATTTTTCATGGAAGGCATGAAACAACTCATCGTTGATGTGGGGTTGTATTATCTCTGTTGCATCATTATTTCTGGTTGATAACATTTTTGATTGTTTATCAATATCAACCTGTTCATAATCACTGTTGTACCAACAGAAGTCACGCCATTCATGATCATCCAAAATAGATACTATCTGATCACATTCCTGACCAGATAACAAATCATACTCAAATATATGATCTTTAAGATTCGGGTATCTTAGGGGCATCCTTTAACACCTTGTTGCCAGTTTGTTTGGCAATATATGCCTTCAATTCTGGAGTTTCTTCCCATTCCCATGTTTGATTATGTTGTGGGTTCTTCTTTGTTATCGTGTGTGTGCGTTTTACCAATTTCAATCTCCCTGTTGAGAACTTCGATTTCATTTTCAAGGCCAACAATCCGAAGCTCTGCATCATTGGCCGATCTCTCTAATGATCTTACCTTTGTTGATAGTTCTGCTATAGCGGCACCAAAGGCATCAATGTTTTGAAGTAATAAATTATTTCCAAATGTTTGTGGATTACCCTGTTCAGCATAGGCAGTATCTTCCACCTTCTCACATTCTTTGCGGTAATCCTCTCTAGTCATTCTATTTTCTTTTGCCATTACTGATACTCCATGTAAACGTTTCCTGAGATAGTAGTTCCCTCATTGCCTGAATTGACCATGTGCATGAGGAATGATGGGAATATTATTATACTCCCTGGCCCTAGATCAGGTTTATAATCTAAGGGAAATTCTTCTACACAATTCCCAATCTGATTCTGAATCAACCCCATTGAAGGATTCAAAAAAGATGTCTTGGCGTGTAAATCAACATAGATGATAAAACTCCACTGACAATTTGGATGAAGGTGTGCATCTTGATAGTGATGCTTGTCATATCTATTATACCATATATGTCCGAATTTGGGGTTCATCCCTAACAAATTACCATCATATAAGTTCTGATTAATTATACCAGACAGGTGTTCATAAGCCTCTGGTTTTAAAGGTAATTTCTCAGCAAATGTAGATGGTACTCCAGCATCCCATGTGGGTTCTGTGGCCATTTCTGGTATTTCTATTTTGTTCAAATCAACCTTATCTTCAAAGATAGGGATAGCAAAAATTTCTTTCTTCATTAATATATGCCGTCAGTAATGACTACCTCCATTTTTTTACTTTCTTTGAACTCTTTTTTTATGTCATTATGTAGTCTCTGTTGTGCTTGTTTTTGATTTAACTTGTTAGCACTTGGTAATCCTTGTTGCCCAGGCAATTCACCTTCTGTTGTTGCCGTTACATCTACGATATGTGGTGGTAATGGTTTGGGTGCATCTATTCTTCTATAAGTGAACCCTTCACCCTCATGCAATTCAAGTGTTCTGATTGCATACTTCTCGTGACTGCAATCACAATACTTCTGTCCAAGTCCGTCATAACATGACCAATATGGATAAAAATGTTCTGGTATCATAAACCGTTCCAGTTAAAGTCCTCTAAAGATTCAGCCTGTGCAAGTTGGGTTCTTCCTTTCGCATTAGCATAACCTATTGCTTGTAAGTATCCCCAAGCTTGTCCCTCGTCAGTATCTCTTAGTTGTCGCAAGGTGACTGCTCCATTTATATAGTAGTTGATAAGGGGTGTATTTTGTGCAATTATGGCATTCATTTCTGACTCGGCAGTAGTGATGGCAGAGTCATAAGTTCCACAATCGCTTGGAATAGTTCCAGAGGGAGGTGTTCCTGTATATCCTATGCCAGCACCTGTAGTAGAACCTACACTTATTATTACTCTTTGCCCTAAAGTTGCTGATGTGGTGACGACATCTCCATCACCACCTTTAACTCTAATCGTAGGCCACTGTAAATCACCAACATAATATTCTACCCTACCAGCACCAACAGGAGGTTCTGGTTCAGATGTTATCTCACTCCACTGGGGATTAATTCTCGGATCACCATTATTGATGAGTTCTAATCTATGTCCTTTACCAACGTTAGCACCCTCTGCTATACCTATTTCTACTGGGTCTATTGGATTCTTAGATGATTCAAATTCTATATCATCTATATCGCCAGGCCTAACAACTAAGAATGAACTACTTAAACCTGTTGCAACTGGAGGATCACTCAATGCTGCAAAGTTATATGCCGATATCACTCCAACATGAAAGTTTCTACCTACAGTTGCAGCAATACCTGATGAGACAGGATTACTCAAGGTAGCAAAGTCAAGGACTACCTGTATTGCAGTTGTGATACCATTTGCCTGTACATAACTGGTAATACCTACAGCAGTTCCAAATCCTGTGATAGTTGTGCCTGTTGGAATGATTCCATCACTGGTCTTATTTGCATTGTCGTATATCTCATCTCCTATATTAAAATCAGTAATAAATCCTACTCTCTGATCTCCATATATTTTATTGTCTGCAGCAGTACAAAATCCACTGACTGCATAGTTTTGTGCTGCATAGTTTGTAGTTCCCACCCCTGTAATTGAAGGTGCAGTCTGAAATATAATAGGGTTGTCTAAAGAGTCTTTGACTAAATCCCCTACCTTAAGACTTGTAGAAGTGGTTACAGTATTGAGTCCTACTATCTCTGCGGCATTATCATCCAGTATAATCAAGGCACCACTACCAGCATTTGCATCAGCAGTGTTAATTTTTAGAACAACGTTAGCACCATAGTCCCTATTCTTGGGGTGTCTATAGAACTTTGCTCCATAATATCCTAAGAATTGAAACGTGTTTGCGTCTTTCTGTACTTCATATACTACTATCTCTTCATCATTGTTATTATAAATGTTTAAAGATTTTGTGTCTATCTGTACCCACTTCATATCACTTCTGCAACCATGAGATATTCTATTCAAATATGCAGTTTGAACTGCTTTAATCTTTTCATTAATTGGGGGCATCAGAGGTTGAATCTTTTCATCTAGTTTGATTATTAATTCATCATATTCATCAATGATGGCATCAACAATCGCCAGTGACTCATTGATAGATGCTGCACTTTGTTTCTGTCTATCTCTGTCTGCTCTTAATCTCTTTGCAATATTAAATGCATCAGCGGCCATTACTCAATACCTCCTAACTGAACGAAATCCTCGCCTGGATAGTCCTTCATACTTTCTCCTTCGTATTCTGTAATCAATGGCTTAAGATCCTTTCTCTCTGCATGAACTATGTAACTACAACGTATTGTATGTACATTGAAACCATGTGGATTTACTATTATACTAATCTTATCTTTCATTCTGGCAACAGCATAACATAAATTTTGATGAGATCCAATAGGTGTTAAGTGAACTGTAATAGTTCTATCGTCTACAAGGTCTTTCCAGTAGTCAGGAAGTTCTATCTCATTAGTTCCTTGTAACTCTCCTCTAAAGTATACACCTATCTCTGGGCCTTCTAGAGATACATGTCTCAGTCTCCACCCATCTTTACTTGGATGTTTGATATCAAATGGTTTTGCAGGCAAGGCTCTGGCAGTTGCCAGTTGACCATTCAACCAAGAACACTTAATTACACCACCTACAGTAAGTGTTCCACCAACCTTACATTGTCCCGCTATATCTACATTTTTATTGAACTGACAATCATCATTTCCAACATTCAAGGCATGTTTCGTACTGGTATCAAATGTTTCCTCTATGGCATATCTTTTAGTTGGAGCAAACGTAGTTCTTTGACTATAATAAAAGTTCTCACTATAAAATTCTGATGTTCCTGATCTAAACAGAGAGAACCCATCAACCTGCAATGCCAGTTGTTGTCCTTTGAGTTTAGATGCAAACTCGTGATCTAATTCTTGTTTCTTACCTTCGTTACATTCAAACTCAGGGGGGCCAATCATGACACTTGCCTGTGCAATACCTATGTTAGGTGTATTGTTGAAATAAGATGGGCCACTAACAGACAGTGTGCCAGGAATATATTCCCAATGGGGAGATCTCTCCTCCAAGAATGACATATCTTTTGTGCCAATCTGAGCAAAGTCAGTTATATTTTGAAATCCTACTTGGAAACCCATTGTTTAAAGAGTCTTGAAAAAGTCTAAAATTTTGTTATTTAATACAGTCATTATATTGCCAGCAAATCTTGCTCTTTTCTTTGTGTCCATAGTATCTACATTACAACTGGTAGCTCCAGCCATGTCAACGAATTGGCCACACATCGTCAGCTGATGTCTTGCCAATACATTTACGTTAGTGGCCTTAATACTCATAACAGAAGATTCAAAGTTAATCTTATCAGGAGTAGAGAATTTTATCTCTTCAGTTGCCTTCAAATGAATATTTGCAGCCTCTAGTTCTATGTCTCCGTTTTTAGCTTCAATCTTGATGTTCCCATTTTTGGCCAGAATAATTTTTGACATATCTTTGTCTGAATTATCCTCTCCAACATACTCATAAGAACAATTATTTACAACCAACTTGTGTTGGCCGTTCTTATACCATGCCATACCCTGTAGATTGTCCGTTGTTACAGAGTAGTCAACATATTCTCCCTTCAAATCTCCATCAGGAATCTTTATACCAGAGGCGACTCTAAAGTTAGGATAGTTACCATAGTATTCCTGTGTATCTTTTTGTTGTTTATCTAGAGCCATTAGTATCCTCCACCCCCACTTGTTCCGCTAGACCCACCAGTATTAGTGTTGTTATTAGTAGGAGGAGTATA